TGGCCCAGATCATCCAAAATGCCATGAACAATGCCACGCCTATAGTTAATTTGACATTATAGGTTGTGAACCAAATAATAACTAGACTGAGATCCATACAGATGAACATGGCCCATTTGGCATAGGTAGGAAATACACGACCATCCTGCCAATTACGAATAAACGGACCAAACAGTTTATGATTCATAACATAGTTGTGCCAGCGTTCTGAACTACGAGCAAAGCAATAGGCAGCGATTAGGCTAGGGGTACTCCAAGGTATGCCAGGTGTTACAACACCTATATAGGCAATGCCAAGAAATATAAAACCTAGAGTCATCCAAAGATATTTTTTTATTTTTGTCATATTTCACCAAAATAATAAACTAAAATGTATTTAAGGCGTTAATATATATACACAGTGTAATTCTGTGAAACTTTTTAAAAAGGAAATAGAAATGAAATCAGTTATCGCTATGTTAATCGCTGCTTTCGGTATTAGTTCTGCCGTTGCTGCCGACGCAAAGAAAGAAGAAAAGAAAGCCGAAGCTAAACCAGCGGCTGCTGCTCCTGCTGCTACCGCAACGGCTCCTGCTGCTGCACCTGCTGCTGTACCTGCTGCTAAGAAAGACGAAAAGAAGCCAGAAGCAAAGAAGTAATACTGGCTCGCCGTGGCGATTTACGATTTTTACAAAGCAAGCATGATCTAGATGACACCGACATTATAATATTTGACGATTCAATAGCACGTAACCTAAAACGCTTACGTGTTGAATCAGAAGACAATTATGAAGATGACTTACCAGATCGTATCAAGTGGAAATTGTTTTTAGCGAGGCAGTTAGCATTATTAAAAGCCCACTCTTAAGTGGGCTTTTTTATTGATCAATGCTTAGTTGTTGATTTTCTAATTCACGAATTCTATCAATAAGTTTTTGTAGGATGCCACTATTTCTTAAAGTCTTAAACACGAGATTAGCAGTACCATATTCACCTTGCTTGGCTAAACCTAATTTTCTGTAAGACCATATTAATTCTTTAACTTGTTTAAGATTGTTTAAATTATCAGTACTCAAACTTTTAATAATTTTTTTTGAAAATTCTAGGCTTAGTTTAGAAATTTTTTCTTTATCAATTTTTTGACTAGGAGTAGTAGGGGGTCGAATCCATTTATCTTTAATTAAACTAAAAGATCCTCCTACAGCAGGCATTTTTAAATCTTCAACATATAATTCGACTTCTATACCTTTTATCTTTATATCGTAATTTTTTTTGTATAGCGACTTTTTAGTTGTGAAAAGTTCTGCCACTTCTTGATCACATTTAATTTTATTAAAATCGGTAATTAAATGGATATCTAAATCACTTGAATCTGTGTAAAATTGGCTTGTTTGTCCTCCTGTGATTACAATATCAAGAACAGGAAAGTTAATGTCAACAAAATCTTTAAAATGTGCGGCAATTTCTATAATTTTATTTTTTATTTCTGGTTTAATATTATTCGAATCCTGCCAAATTTCAGGATTCAGCTGAGATTGCTCAATATAGCCAGGTTTTAAAAATTCCAATATTCTCATAAAAGATATTTATTTTAGTAAATATTTTAATGGAAGACATAGAAAATTTTAAAGGTTATCTTTTAGCTGCACATCCTAAAAGAACAGAAACAATTGTGCGTAAAGGTGTAGTATTGGTCATCGATCACGATTTACACGGTGCTATTGGGTTACAGATAAACAAACCTATGGAAACTTCTACATCATTAGGTGTAGTGATGAGTAATCTAGGAATGACATTAGATAATGATTGTCCAATTTATTTTGGTGGTTCTGAAAATACCAATAGAATAATTGTTGTTCATACCCTAGATTGGACATCTAGCTCAACTACGAAAATTGGATCTAATTTTGGTATCAGCAATGACATTACAGTGCTGGCTGCTATAAGTCAAAACAAAGGACCACAAACATTCAGAGCAATAGCTGGTTATGTAAGATGGCTTCCTGGACATTTAGAAGCAGAAATAGACATGATTCCTCCGTGGAACGATGTTACTAAATCATGGAGCATTATGGAAGGTTCAGTAGATTCTATATTCAATTCATCTGGTATAGATCAATGGCATCATGTCATTGAAGAAAGCGCAAAACAACAAATTGCTAATTGGTTTTAATCTTTTTCTGCATTTAAATTAGCCAACATAGATCTTATATCTGATCCGGATTTGCTAACTGTTTTTATTTTAGGTACGTTTATGCCCTTAGTAGGATCAACATCTTCGTTGGCTGTAGTTGAGGTTCTTTTGATATTTTGATATATTTGTCCAGTAGTCGGTTGTGGCGTAGATTCTTCATCTAAATCACTGATTCTAAGTGTATCTACATTAAATTCTAAATCTACTTTTTGTCCTACTCCAGAACTTGAACGTGTTTTCATAAACTGAATTTGATAGCGCCCTCTTTCTTTCATGGCACGCGAAGTAAAGATACCGATTACATTATCAGCTGTCTGAATTTTACTAAGACCTCCTGAAATATGACTATGATCGAACTCAACTTCCTCAACAGCAGCTCGATTTAATTGACTGGCTGTGACTGTAATACATTGAGTCTCCATTGCTAAATTTCTAATCTCTTCCGATACATATTTGTCCTTGACAAATAAATCACTGGGCGACACCTTCACTGATAAAGGCATCATTAAATCAAGGTAATCTATTAACAAAACGTCTGGTTTATGACCTTTTTTGACCTGATATTCTTTTAAATACGCACGAATATCATTACAATTTTTCCCCGAAGGCATATACTTGATCTGTATGCTGCCAGCACGTTTTCCGGCCATTTTTACCTTGAGTTCGACATCATCTATGTTTCTAAAAATCTCTCTACTAGCAATACCAGTTACCATACTATCAAGTCTCATACTGACAAGATTTTCTGCAAGTTCGAAAGTAAGATAGACTACATTTAAACCTACCATAGCCCAGTTGACACCGAGATTAGCAAGGAATAAACTTTTACCCCCACCTGACCCTGCTGCGAAAATATTTAATTCACCTCTGTTGAATCCACCGTATAGTTTTCTATCAACTGATGGCCACCCTGTACTGATTTGTCCATTAGAATTCTTTAATGTTTCAAGCCTACCTCTAGGGTCTTCAAAGTAGTCTGTGCCCATATCTTTGTTTAGACTAATTTGAATGGCTTCCTTAATAAGTTTTTCTACGGGATTATAATCACCATTCTCTAATAGATCAGCAGATTTTAATATGGCTCTCTCTAAGGCCTTATGCCTGCTGAATTTTTCAAACTCCTCTAATAACCATTCATAATTTTCTTTAGGTATGCTGATCGCTTCTAAATTTGATCTACAAACAGCGTTGACCTGTGAGACTTCTGGCATGACCTTGTAATCATCAACATATTTGGTTATAAACTCTGCCACAGATTCTAATCTTTGGTCAAAGTTTTCAGCATCAAATATACTTTGGCATCTAATAAAAGATTCAGCATCTGATAAAAACATTTCTAGATATAATTTTTGAACATCAAAACTGTAATTTGGTTTATTCATTGATTAATTTGATTTTAAATTTTTGATTGCTTCTATTAGACCTTGAAATTTTTTTCTTTGTAATTCTTTTTTTAACTTGTTAGATTCTCTATAGTGAAGTATGCTGTATAGAGTATATAGTCTTTCATAGTTTATTAATGCATCATTGACATCTTTAATATTTTCTCTCCAGGGAGGTGTGCTAACACTCCAACCTTGTTCTATAGCTACATCTATTAGTTTTAATCCAGCAGTATCTCTATCTGGAACTACAATAACCTCTTTGTTAAGACTGTTAATTCTTTGAATTTGAATTTGATTAGGTTCATTGGTCAGTATAGCTATTCCATCTACAGCACAAGCATCAAAAGGCCCCTCAGTTACAATCACAAATTTTTTATCATGTGTTTGCTTATCAATGTTAAAAAGATATCCTGATTGACTATCAGAAATATATTTTGGTGATCCTTCTACAATTTTTCTTCCCGTATAACCTACAATTTTACCCTCATGTGTAAAAGGAATTATCACTCTATCTTTGAATCCAGGTGTATGAGCATAATGCCAATCTGCATAGTAAAGCTTCATTCCTCTTTTGCCAAGGTATTTTTCAATTGATTCCAAAGCACTTTGTATTTCTAAATCTTCATCTGTTAATGTAGTCTTTGTTTTGATATATTGAACCCAGCTCATAAAGGGTCTACAGTTATCTGGTAGCTGTTTTTCTACTAGATTAAAACTAATTTGTGGATTATTTTGAATTGTGTCATCTTTCATTTTTAATGCGTATAAACTCAATCGATTTATTTCACTAGAAGGGATGCCAAGCCATTGAAATAATTTTTTTGTATTACTAGTTAGTAATTTACCATAGGTATATCCGGATTTATAATTACAATTGAAACAATGATATTGGAAGCCTTTATCAGTAAAAAGTAACCCGCCTCTTCCTCTAGTATCAGGCCTTTCTCCATTATGATGGCAACAGATTCCATTGAATGAGATCCAGCCACTTGGCGATGTTTTTTTGTTGTGAGGCAAAAAAGCATTTATGGTAGATTGAATTTCATTCATTCTATCATTTTAGCTTCTATACAATAGTTTGTCAAATGTCCCGGTATAATTTGTATTTAGGTTATCCACATCACCTGGTCCTTTTGATGGAATATGAATAATTTTAATATAGGTAAAGACCCCATGAAAATTAATATGATCTATACCTGTAAATTGGTTATATATTTTGGTTTTTATTGTTGCGTAATGGTTTCCTGACCCTGGACTATTTTCTAAGGTGCCTTGTATCAAAACTGTTCCCCTGTAAGAGTTTAGATAAAAGCCAAGAGTGTGTAGGGCATCATTGCTATTGTATTCAGGATTAGCATATAAATTACCGCTGTTAAACTCATATAATTGACTGTCTGCATTATATAATTGTGAAAATGAATTAATTGTAGTACTCGGTTTTAAAATTGGATAGGTATCTTCATTTAGGGTAAGATTACCTGCTACTCCGTAGTAGGTATTTGAATAGGCAGGTGAATAACTACCATCGCTATTTAGACACTTAATACTGAATTTATAGCTGCTTTTATCTAGATCTGATGTATCACTTTCTAGCAATGTCAATTGTGCCAGTCCTCTGGTAGCTGTTGTAGCAGCATCTAAAATTTCTAAAGGTTTTTCTAAGACTAAACGTTGATTAATTGCGTCAAACATACTGAAAACGTATGTTTGAGTATTAAACACACGAATTTTCTTCTGATCGCTATTTTTAAATTGTATTCTTACTTGGTTTTTAAAACCTTTTTGAATATTAAGGTCACGTTGGTACATAACTCTATTCACTCCAATCACAGTTGAGTCCAAATCTAAAATTACATCATAGAGATTGTTATATAAATAGATCGGTAGGGGTTGCATAGTAATATTTATTGTTAAAACTATGTATTTGAACCTTAAAAATATGAGATGTTAGAAGAATTCAAAAACAATTTTCCTTTTTTAAGTTGTATTAAATCAAATGATAAAGAATATATCGGAATTATTTTAAATTGCGATAATAATGTGTTGAGTCTATACGATTTAGCTATGATCGTTGATCAATCTCTAAGAAACAACTTTTTAGAACTCGGTTCAATATGGTGGTGGGAAAGTAATAGAAAAATACCTATTAATATCTTTTTGAGACAAGAAACTTTTGTATATAGACCTTATATAAAAACTTTTAACTATAAAGATATCGAACTATTATTCGGTCCTATCGTAAACTTAGGTGATATTGCTGAGAAAAGGATTAAAAGAAAATCTATCCAGTTAGTTAGAAACCCTAAGAATAATCATAACTGATATTTTCACATATAAGATTCATTTGTACTACAATTGCAGTGGCATAAGCAATGGCATGACTCTTCTTAAAGTAATATTGATTGTCAGTGGGCTTAATCCAAATCTCGCTCATCACTGTAGTCCAGTCTTTCCCAATCAGATAACGTTTCCCTGGTCTTATCATTGCCAAAACTGCCGCTAGTTGGGCGATCGTCTTTGGTTTCATTTCTCTTAAGATCGAACCATGTCCGTTGACGTGAAATAGCAAGTTGACGAAATCGTCCTGTTCCAAAAGTTCCCATAGCGGCTCCTTGTTCATTAATTCATCAAGATGTGATTCACTTTTAATATCTTTATAGACATTGACATTTAAAAAATCTATTTTAAAATATCCAAGTTTTTCAGCTTCTTCAGTGTCATAGCTAGCTGTGTTAGTAACGGGGTGGGCTGGAATCTCATGGCAATATACGCCAGTGTTGTGTTTTTTGATATCTACAATATGTGTACGGAAATCACCTATCCAAGTTGCTATTAACGATGCAGGAATATGTTTGATTTTTGATAGAATTTGATTCCTATCTGCAAAATCTATGTCAATGTCTGGCATAACTTTTCCTGTTGTGATATAATTTGCGCATAACTAGGAGCATAATTCCCTCTATGTTGAACTGTAAGACTAGCGGCAACATTAGCAAATTGTATAGCCTTGCCAATATCCATGTCAAATGTAAGATAACCAAAAACCAGAGATGATAGAAAAGTATCCCCTGCTCCACATACATCGACTACTTCTACTTTGGGAGCAGAAAAATGCCTGGTATTTAGCATGGCACCATTCTCTCCGTTTGTGATAATAAGGTTATCAAGATTGTCGGGTTGAGAAATTATTTTGTTGTATTCATATAGATTTATTTTTATAAAACATTTTTTAAATTTACCAATATCTGTTTTTTTCGTATCTAAAAAGATAGGGCAATCAAATTTTTTTTCTAACATTTCTATGTGATTATAAGTTAGAAAACCTTTATTGTAATCACTAATAACAAGACAATCATATGAATCACTAAAATTAATTCTACGTCCAGACCAAGGCTTAGTTGTCGGTTCTTCATCTACTCTAAGTAGATGTTGTCCTGATCTTTTATCAATATATCTTTTTTTAACTATTTTTGAATCATTTGTTATAAAATCAACTTGAAGTCCGAGATTTCTTAGATTTTCACTTACATTGGCCGCCATGCCCGGAGTAGTATATCGTTCTTTGATATTGATAATAGGAACTGGTGCTTCTGGATTTAGCCTATCACAGGTTCCTATATAGTATTCATCTACACAACTATCCCCGATTAATAATATCTTGAATTTTTTGGGTACTAGAGTATTTTTCAAGTCTGTCATAAAATTTTATATCTTTACAGTATGAAGATCCTATTATCGGTTTGCCTTTGTAATCGCTACCTTTTATCATTATATCGGGTTGAAAATTTTTAATATAATTTTCTAATTCATTATCAGTATCAAATACATCAACTCTATCGACAAATTTTAAGGCAAATAACAAGCTAGATCTTTCATATTCATTATTGTAAGGTCGCTTGGATCCTTTAAGTTCTTTTACTCGCCTATCACTATCAATTAACACATATACATATGATTCTGGAATAGACCTAGCATATGATAAAAGTCTTAAATGACCTAAATGTATAACATCAAAAACACCATTAATTAATATCTTCATCTATACCTATTTCTTTTCTTAATTTAGTTAAATCTGCCCGTGTGTAAGATTGGTATTGATTTTTTATTGATTCAGGAATAGGGATATATTCAATTTTGGCATTATATTTTTCTGCTATTTCCTCTGCCACTGTTTGAAATGATTTGGCTTTTCCACTACCTACATTCCATATACCTGTTTTAGGAATGTTAAAGAATTTTTCATGAATATCAAGAACTTTATCAACATGGATAAAATCACGTAGGTATTTTTCACTGTTTTCAAACAGAATAATTTTACCTGTTCTAATTGCCTGTTGTTTAAATTTAGTGTAAGGGCTTGCCTGATCACCTTTGTGTTCTTCGTTAGTCCCGTACACATTGAAATACCTAAAACCCTGTACTACAATTCCATCAAACTGTACAGTATTAACATGACGGTCGAATAAGTATTTGCTCCAAGCATAAGCACTTTGAGGATTTAGATCTTCATCTTCTATAAAATTACTGGAATTTCCATAGACACTTGCACTGCTAGCATACTGTAAATTAACTTTGTGTTTTTGACAAAGGAATAAAATGATACAACTAAAGTCATGATTTTGCCTCATTATCTTTTCAACGTTTGTTTCGGTAGTAGAAGATATGGCACCAAGGTGAATACACCAATCTAATCCCTCGAAATCCGGTAAGATGTCCCCGTATTCATAAAAACTTAAATCATGCTGTTTCTCTAAACGTTTGACCATGTTTTGGCCAATAAATCCTCTATAGCCTGTTATTAAAATTTTCAATTTCGTTTTCTCGTCTTAATGCTGCTCTTTGGCTATCGCCTGGCATGACCCTATAATTATCTTCTACGCTGTCAGGGGTGCTGACTTCTATGATAACACCTGCCTCTATACATTTTAATTGATGTGGCATGAGTGGTATATTATGCCAAGTGTCACCTTTTTTAAGAAGTAGTTCTGTAATTTTAGCATTAGACGTGTCTATAAACTTTAAATTGAATTTTCCCTCTAATACATACCACGACTCTTCTTTATTAGAATGGAAGTGCATGCTGAATTCGCCTCCTTCTTTAAAGGTTAGTAATTTACTACAATATTTGTCTGTACTCACCCAAATCAATTCGTAGCCCCAACCTTTATCTACATGACCATCAAGTCTTGTCATTCTACATTTACCTCTTGTAAGATTTCTTTTACCAATGCCACGTCGGCTGGCTGATCTTTAAATTTTTTCATCCAATATTTAATATCAAGATTTTGACTAAGGATATCTAATTGTTCGTCATTCATTTTTGATAACATATTTTTAGCCTGTATGCTATTGAGCACTACCCACGAACTCAACTTGCCATTTTTTAAATCGTGAACTGCTCTATTTAAACTAACATATAGAAAATAATGCTCAAATTTGGCGTTATGCTCATCACCCCATTCCATCATTGTCTGGAGTGTTCTTTGAACAGCACTTTCAACAGGTTCGATTTTTAATATTTCAGTAAGATAAGAATCATAGAGATCATCTCTACACCATTGATCTAATTTTACACCGCTTTTAATTACATAATCCATAAAACGATCAGGATATAATGGATTAACATTATTAATAAAACTTCCAAATTTTACAAAAGCATTGTAGTAGCTACTATTACAAAATTCTTCATATGTCTTGAGTTTTTTACTGCCCTGTGTTAATTGATAAAATCTATTAAATGCCATAAATCCTGCTTGAACACGTTTTTCAGATTCTTGCATGGCTCTACGTTTTCTTTCACATACATGCGCGAGACAGGTCTTTTCCTTCATGAAGCTTTTGCCACAATGAGCACACTTAAATGGTTGATCAATTAAGGCTATCATGTTATCTATATTCTGAGCGTTGAGATTTATCAAATCCCATATTATCAAATAGCTCTTCTTTATCAGAATCTGTCATCATAGACGACAGAAATTTAACATCTTCTAATTTCATCGATGGGTTAAGTTCTGCAACTAATTTTTCAAATTTATTCAGTTCAGTCTTAGCCATGGCCAAATATGGATGAAAGGCATTCATACCTGCTCCTACACCTGCATATAATTTCCATAATAGCGGTTTATGATTTTTACTCAAAATCCAATGATTTTTATTGATCATTTCATTAGTACGTTCTAAAAACCACTCCTGCGTGTCAGTATCACCATTGACATTTGACACATATCGCATAAGCACATAAGGACTAAATTCTTTTTTTTGATCTTGATCTAAGTTTTGATAAAAATCATAGTCTCTTCTATCTACAGCAGATAACACATCTTTTATGGGAAGTTTAGCTTGTTTTTTTGGTTTGGTTGTTTTCTTGGTCATGTCCGAGTCCATTACTGTGTCTATCGTTTGGTGTGTCTAGATCTTGGAATAATCTGCGTTCTTGTGTAGTAGGTTCTTTAAAAATTTTCCTAGGGTTGGCACACATGAGACATTTAGGATTACCACAATTCACTGCATGATGTTTTACTAGTTTATGTGGCTCATCTACAGGAATGTTATATGCCTTGGCGATTTTAACCTGCCTATTGACAGCATTTTCATCCTTTAACCTACGCCTACTGTTCTTTACCTTATCATTTTGGTTGCTCATCTTCTTTTCCTAGCCTATACAACATTATAACTTGTTCGACTGCTTTTTTCAAGGCGGGACTGCTGTTCCTATACCACCAGATTTTATTCCATTCATAATTATTATATTTGTCTAATGCTACATCATCGATGCTATAAAGAGTTCGTTCAGTTGAACCCTGCTCTCTACTATATATTGTATGTCCCCCGTCTGGACTTTCGTAAATTTTAGGCATTACCAAACCTGACTGTAATTTACAATTTCACTTTGTCTACTGACTTCTTTTACAAAATAGGCACAAAGCGGATTTTTACCTTGTTCTAAAGGAGTACATAAAAGTTGTCCTGTTCTCATTTTTGGAAAATACCATTTTATATCTTGATAAACATCTATGATATCAATATCTAAAAATTCAGGTCTAAAGCTACCTAATGGATTAAAACAAAATGTCTTAAATCCTCTATCATTTAGACTGGTTAATGGTAATACTTCCATTTCATGTCCTTCTGTATCACCTACTATAGTACACCAATCTAATGGCATAGTAACTTCATGTTTTCCAATTCTCAATACAACTGCAGGGCCAGTGAAACTCTCTAAAAATATCAATGGTATAAAAAAATAATCAGGATTTTGAGGATCGGAATTGTCTAACACAGCGAATCTCATATCGTTTTCAATTTCATCTGGTAATTCATTTAGGTAAAAAGATTTGTTATCTAATGTAAGTATCTGCATGTTTAATATTTTACTTTTTCAATGGTGAAAGGATATTGTGCTTCTTTGTAGAAACGCTTTCTTTCTGTTAAATGCTTTTTAGCATATTTGGTGCTGGCTGTCAAGTCCCAGATCTGGACGAAGTCTTTGTCTTCAGCCCTTCTAATGCCTCTCCCGATCGATTGTATAACCCTTGTAAAGCTCTTTCCGGGTTCCAAAAGAACCAAATTAAAAATACGAGGGATATTAATACCCACAGCGGCCACACCATAAGTCGCCACAATAACCTTGTTATCAGCAACCGCCACTTCATCGTATTCCTCTTTTCTGTCTTTGGTTTTAACTCGTCCTGATATGAATACACTGTCTTTCAACCTGTCCTGTAAAAAATTGCCACTTTCAATACGATCTACCAAGATCAATGTATTGCCTGATTCTGATATGTGATTGATAATGTTGCTGATATAGGTCATTCTGGCTTCATCAGTGACCAAATATTTTAATTCTTCCGCATAACTACGAAATTCTTTATGTTCGGCAGTTTGAATGATTTGAACATGACACCTGCTTAGAATTGCCTTTTCCTGTAATTCATGTGCTGCCACACGATGAACCACATCACCTATGGAACATCGAATATTTTCAAAGTCAATTTCGGCTTTTGGTATGGTTCCAGTCAATCCCCAACGAATGGGTGTTCTGCCTAAATTCTGTGTGAGCAATTTTTTCAACACATCAGCCTTGGCCATATGAACCTCATCAACTATGACTGCTTCGATGCCATCTAAAAATTCAGCCAATGTTAAAAGTTCGTCGTCATCGTGTGATTTTTTCTCTAAAATGTTCAAACTTTGCCAAGTTGCTATGGTATGTGTTCGACCTAATTCTTTACGATCTCCATAATAGACACCAACATCCAATTCACAGTTGCGAAAGTCTTCTTCAGTTTGTTCTACCAAACTTTTATTGGGAACAATGGTGATAGTTCTGCCGTATTTTTCACAAATTTTTGCCAAAGTTGCGGTGGTTATGGTCTTACCAAAGCCTGTGGCAATTTCTTGTAGGCTCTGCGGGTTTTGCAAAAACTTATTGATGACTTCAACCTGGTCCTCACGCAGACGAATGGGCTGTCCCTCAAACCTATGACCTTTGGGCCAAGACTTTTCACCCCAAAAATCACCAGAAATTTCTGGAAATTTCAGGTCTATGGGTGATCTAAGGTCTTCAATCTCAACATAGTAGTTGCGTTCTTCCAGATACTCCAAGATGCGGGGTAAGATTGAGATGTAGGTAGTGCCACCCAGACCAAAAAAACTCACTGTGCCATCCCATCTACCCAGTTTATAGGCCGGTCTAAACCTGGCTGTAGGGTCTTCTAACTTGAATTTTTTGACCAAGGCTTTGCGAGTGTCCAAATCAAGATTTAGAAACTTACAATTGACTTCATCAATGATTCTTAACTGTGTGGTCTTAGACATCCAGCAACCAATCCATACTATTTTCTGATGTAGATTTTGAGTTTTTGTCGGTAATTTCTATAGTATTAGAAAAACACTTCAAAAAATCTCTGGTAGCGTAGTGAGCATGATACTTATTATACATTACGGCAGTTTTAAACCTATGAGCAGTTGGAAAAAATGTCTTAGGAATTTTTTGACTGACGAACACTGCCTTAGTATCTCCTGTAAGTGGTGTGTTTAAGCCATTTTCTCTGACAAAAATATTGAAATTGCTGTTTGTATCATTAGGCAATCTAAAAAGAACACTGATATCCTTATTTTCCACGCCGATATTTTTTAGCATGTTAAAGGCATGTGTAGTCTTTGACAGTTCGCTGCCTGCTGGGATAAAAAACACACAAGGAAGTAGATTTTTTACCAAATTTTCGAGGCTTTTTTGATCAATTTCTTCTAAATTTACAGGAAATTCCTTCTTTTCTGTATGCCTTAAAAAATTCATTGTAACTGTGTCTATGTTTTGTTCAATGATGTCATTTTCCACTGAATCTGACCAAGATGATATACCATAACGTCTTGCCTGGAACAAACTATGGACCAAATCTTCACTGGCAAGTTCAGGAATTTTAGGGCTAACATTGCGTAACTGATACCCTGCTTGGTTTTTATCTAGCATGGGCACATATTTTTCTAAATTACTGTAGATTTCTGCCATTTGATCAAAATAATTTTGAAATTCTGAATCATATTCAAACTTAAACTTCTTGTGTAGCGTATGACAAATTTCTAATGACCAGGCATCCAGGCTGAGATACCAACATTTTTCAGTGCCATCCCAAGTATAGTTGTAAATCTTGTTGCGTTGAGATTTAATATAGGTTACAATTTCTTCATTGTAGGGAAATTGTAGTTTGATGCGTTCATTGATGTCCTTGTCCGTCATGTAACTAATTTTGTGCTGATTAGGTATAGTTCTCAAAGGAAAAAGATAAGTGGGATTTTCTATAAATCCCATAACATCACGCTGATAAAACTGATTTAACCAATTTATATTTTTTTTCAGTATTTTCAGACAAAGCGAAGCCTGTTTTTCTGTTAGCCCATATTGATTATAGGAAATCTGTTGGCTTAAACTTTGTATAAAAACATAGTCATAGGGTTTTAACACAGTCGATGCCTGAGTAGCCAAGGCATGAATCATGTTTTCTACAGTAAGTCGATTAGAGTGTGATATCTTCAAGTCCAGCAGTCCTAAGTTTGATTATGTTGCTCAATTGCCACTGTTTAATATCTAAACCTTTGATAATGCCCAGCCACTGATTGCATAGTAGGGCAAATTCATTGATGATTTTTTCCATATCAATAACATCATCTTCGCCATCTACATATTTTTCAACATCTCTTGAACTTAGAGCCCGTTGATAATTTTCCAAATATTTTTTAAAGAG